GTTTCAATCAGAGTTACCTCGTCAAGCCTCTCAAGGCTCTCACAAATATCCTCAACTGTCCAGACCATGTGATACTCCTTCGATGATCTCCTTAGCCTGTGCTACAGTGCATTTAAACCACTCACCACGACTAGGATACCTAGTTAACTCTTTATGTGCAGCCTTCTCTGCTACGTAACGATCTCTAAAACGCCTCTTAAATGATACCTTAAAGTCTGCAAAGGGTGTGTAGGTTTGGTAGTTCCTAGCTCTATCGGTAGCGTCAATAGCCATGCCCACCTTAACCCACTGAGGCCACGCAGGATTACGCATAATGTAAACGTCACCTTCCTTAACAGTCTCAAACAATGTATCAGAAGCCTTCACAATTCCTGGAACTGACTTAACGCCTCCTAAACCCATCGCATCAATAGTAGCATCCATACCATGTTTAGTATAGAAAGCATGGAAAGGATGTTTAGGGTTTCCTAATCTGACTCTCTTGCCTTTAACGTAACACCGTGTTTTGTCTTCTGCGTAGCGTTGTCTCATTTAAATTTCCTCGGTAACGTATTTTCAGTGAACCACCTGAAGCCTCTCTTTGTAGCCCACTCCCCGTGACTTAACTTTGTACCGTCTGCTCTCTTCTTAGCTCCCGGCATAGGTTTGTCAGGGTCTTGGAATACAAAGATTAACTCAACTCCTTCAGGTAGGCACTTTGCAATGTGGACATACTTACTGTACTCTGCGTGATCCCAGAACCTTCCCTTGGCTTCCAACAAGTAACGCACACCGTCAATCTCTCGTATGAAGTCAGGTATGTAGTTTTTCTCTACAACGTAGGGCACTTTTCCTGGATGACACTTCCACCGCTTAAGTATCCCTTTGTGTAGAGTTTCTTCAAAACCAGAGTCATACAGTTTACTGTTGTAACGTGGCCTAGCCTTCCTTGCTTTTCGTCTAGGCAAAATAACTCTCCTCTCTTTCGTAGGGGTCTGCCCACAATTGATCTTCTTCTCTACGCAGCCAAAGTAGTCTCGCGTTCTCAATGACACGCTGTTTAGCTCCGTAGCTATCCAGTCCTTCATTATCCATGTAAGCCTTTACACAAGCAGTAAAGAAGCAACGCTCCCTTCCTAACAGAGTAGCCTCGTCTTCACAGGCTTTAAGTATTTTTCCTGACTTAACATCACCAATGCCTTTTAAGCCTATGATGTTGTCTACTCTGTCTCCTGTGAGTATCTGCTTGTAGAAATTAATAATAGCTTCATCAGCGTCTACAGTTATAAACTCATGCTTTACGAAGTTGTAGTGCTTCCCAGGAATCTGATAGAAGTCTTTATCCACCGAACACATCAAAGCTCTAACAGGCTCAGGGCTTGCTACTGCCTGAATTTCAGTAGCTGCAATAGCAATGGCATCGTCAGCTTCCTGTCCTTCAGAGACAATAGCACCCCACTTACTTACTAGAGCCTCCCTGATTGCTTGATAGTGTTTAGGTTTATTAGATTCCTTGCGGTTTCCTTTGTATTCAGCCGTGACTGCGTAGTCATGTCTGAAATTATCAGCACTAGAGCCTGACAAGTGTATCTCGAAAGGCTCTAACTCATCACTGGCAAAGCAGAGGACACCGGAAGTGAAGCTGTCAAGGTTGCGGAGAGCCACTTCAACCTCTTCATCTTCCGATGCCCACCCGACACGGTAGACAAGTATATCACCGTCAATTAGAAGCATTACAGAGCCTCTTCAGACACTTCAACCGCGCCTGTTTCACCCTCATATACTTCAAGCTCATCAATGACCAACTTAGCCAGTGAGGGGCTTTTACCGGACTTACCACTAAACTGCCAGTCGTAGAAGCCCACTACCGCCCTAGCTTTAGAGCCATTGCCGACTACATCACCAGGAATTTCATCGCCTTCAGCGTTGTAAACCTGAATTGGTCTGCGAGACTTACAGACAATGTAATGTCCCTTGTCCTCTTTGAATGATACCTTGAGGCCAAGACCTTCAAGAGCCTTTGTAGCGGCATCTGACAGGTTTGTCAGGTCTACCGAATACTTGTTAGACAGTGGATTTTCCTTGTTAAGGTATGCCCACATAATGTTTGCGCGAATTGTTACAGGTGTTGACATAGAGATTCTCCTCTGTTTGTCTGTTAATTTTTCATCCTACACTATATAGTATATAGCATCTTTTATGGTTTGTCAAGCTTTTAATGAGTTTCTGCCCAACTATCTCCTACATTGTATTCACCATCAAGAGGACAACGTAGCTCTAAGTCCACGCCCGCCTGTTTGATAGCGTCTACAGCCATCTTGCCAACAGTGTCAGCAAATTCTTCAGGTGTTTCTATCTGCCATTCATCGTGGACATTACAGACTATCTTGTAAGGGATAGACGTATCATCCAGATGTTCAACCAGTCTAATTAGTGCTTGCTTCATCACGATAGCTCCTGCGCCTTGCAGTAGGGTGTTTAGTGCAGCGTGTTCAGAGCGCACCCTGAGCCTCCTGCCGTCCAACCCAGGAAGTGAGCCACACTTAGCTATCCTAGCCACCTTAGCCTTCAGAGCAGCCAGAGCAGGAGTGTTCTTTAGGAACTGCTCGATCAACTTAGCACCTTCCTTGTAGCCACCACCAACGATCTCGCCTATCTTGCCCGCACCGGCACCATACAGGAAAGCATAGATGAACGTCTTAGCTTGATTGCGCTCTGACAGACCTGCTGCATTCTGGTTTGCTGTGTGTATATCGCCTTCCAGAATCTGCTTGGTGTAGTCTTCATCCTGCATATAGTGAGCCAACATACGTAACTCAAGACCACTAGCGTCAGCACCGACTAACTTGTTACCTTCCTCAACTGTCCAGCACTCACGGCACTCCTTACCGTAGGGTTTTCCGGTGGCGGGTATCTGAGCCATATTAGGGTTAGAGTGTGTCATACGGCCTGTAACAGCACCGTTTGTCATAACCCTGCCGTGTACCCTGCCATCATCCTTAACGTGCTTAAACCAGCTATCAACCTGTGATGATCTTTTCTGCAACATGAGATACTCTGCAATCAACTGAGCCTCTTCAGCATCAATCTCTGCCAGTATATCCTCGTCCACAATCAGATTACCACCACCGCCTTTCTCGGTCTTCTCAGTACGCTTGGTTAGCTTAACACCGATGCTCTGTAGCCTCTCAGCGATCTGCATACGGGAGCCTACGTTGAACTCTGTAACCTTGTCCTTAAGCCTTTTACCTGTCTTCTCTGACCAACGCTCTTCAACGATAGGAGGGAATATTTCCTGGAGAGTCTCCTCAATCTCTGTCATACGAGCCGTTACAGTCTGGTAGAGATCAGTAGCCTTCTCAATGTCCAGTTTGAAGCCGTTCACTTCCTGCTGTTTAGTTATGATGGCTACCTTGTGCTCTATCTCCACAGACGAAGGAGAGAACTTCATACGCTCCATTTCCTTCTTAAGGTGCTTGTGGAGCTTACTTAAGACAATAACGTCCTGCTCACAATAACCTGCCATGCGACACTGCCAACGCTCATAGCTCTCACCTTCAGCAGGTTCATCGTAGTCTGTGAACTCAATCTTAGGGTAGCCCAGGAATTCTCCCCAAGCTTGTAGGCTATGCCCGCCTGTCTTGCTTGGGTCAAAGAGCCTAGACATGACTAAAGTGTCCAACAGCTTCTCCGGTGGGATACTTACATCCCATACATTGAACAGCACCGGAGCATCAAAGCCTATGATGTTATGACCACAGACTTTATCGGCTGTATTAATCATAGACTGTAAGAATGTGGTGTCTGTCGTAGTTCCACAATCATCGCCCATCAGGTAACTGACGCACCATATAGTATCGTGGGCTATGTTTGTTTCTATGTCAAGATACAGGGTCTTCATTATCCCACTCCTTCTGTTCAAAGTAATAGTGTTCTATATCAACACTTTCATCATCCTCACTACCATACAGGCATCCAAGGCATAAGTCAAGAAATTCTCCTGTTTGTTTGTCTTTTTTCACAGCTTCCTGGTCTGTTAGATTTATGTTACAGGCTTTACATCTCACAATGCTTCCTCTCTCACTTCAGACATTCTACAAGTCTCTTTATTAAAATGAATTCCTGCACACTTACCAGTCTCCCCGCTAAATCGGTTCTTTAACACTCTAGGATACGTGGTATTCCTTTCGAACTCGTCCTCTGCTTGCCCATCACGCTCAAGACCAATACAAATATCACTTAGCTGAGCAATACTGGCACTGCCTCGCAGCTGACTGAGTGACGTAGCAGCTCCTTCTTCATGCCCTTTACCGTCAGGTCTGCGTAGGTGAGAGACTACTATCAAACTAATCCCTGTCTCGCTCACTAGCATCCTGAGCTTAGTCATGATCTCATCAATAGCTCTGCGTTCATCTGCATTGTCCTGAGCAGATACCACGATACTCACATGATCTAGGACAATATATTTACAGTCTAGTGCCTTAGCCATGTATCGCACCCTAGCCACGATGTTATCAATGGCTGTAGAGCCAAAGTGATTGAACAGGTATATTCTACCACAACCTAGCGTCTGTGTAAAGGCTTCCTTTGCCTCTTCCTCTGTGTACTCTGTATCAGCAAGGTGCATTGGTTTGTTTAGTGCCAATGACATTAAACCTCTTCCTGTTGCGTGGTTAGCCTCTTCCAACATGAGCAAACCAATGTTGTCACTGACAGTGTTAATTGCCTTATAAATCAACTCCTTAATGAACTGAGTCTTACCAACACCGCTACCGGCAGCTACAGTGATCAGCTCGCCTTTCCTAATTCCGTAGGTTATGTCGTTAATTCCAGGAAAAGGATAAAGTAGCTCTGCTCTCTCCACAGGCTTCATCACTTCATCGTACAGATCAACACCGGCTACAATACCGTCAGGGACATACTTGTCAGCATTCCAGAAAGCATCTTTGTACTCCTGAACCTTACCATGTGATAGGTAGTCACAAGCATCCTTGTAGTCAGGGTCATGGCGCATAATCTTAGACTTACCACCGAACAACTCAGCTACTTCCTTCGCTGCTTGTTGACCCGGCTCGTCAGAATCAAAGTCAATGACGATGGTATCAAAGCTATCAAGGAACTCGTAGTTCTCCTTACAATCCCTTAGAGCAGCCTGAGCACCGTTTCTAATGGACACTATAGGCCACCTACTACCCTGCATCTGATAAGCAGCCAACGCATCATACTCGCCTTCTACGATGGTTATGTATTTACCGCCTTGACTGAAAAGCTGTTGTCCGAACAACTTAGCCTTCTTAAAATCTCCGATGATAGGAAACTTCTTATCTGGATAGCGTACCTTAACCGCCACAGGCTCCGTAGTATCCTCACTGTAGTAGGGGAAGTAGGTTTTATCGCCCTGCAACAGGACACCGTAGGTCTTCATCGTCATGGCAGTAATGCCACGATCTGAGCAACCTATGTAGTCTCCTGTGGAAAGTTTATGCTTAACCGTACCTAGCCCTTCGCTTTTTAAGACCGGCTTTGATTCATTTTCCTGGATAGCTTCTTCTCCTCTCGGTTTGCTTTTGTGACAACTGAAGCAGAAGGTGTTCTTGTCATAAACAGACAAGGCATCAGAGCTTCCGCAGTCAGGACACGGTTGATGTATTTCTAGTGCTGTCATTGATTATACCTCTATAAAATCCCATCCGATTGTTCGTTTAACGAAAATGCCTGAAGTGATCTGCCCATCCTTATACAACTTTGGCATAGTTATACTGAAATCATTGTCTGCCCTAGCGTAGCCCTCGAATAGGTAGTCTATGGTGTTGTAGAAGAAGTTTTTATCAAGCCTTCCGTAGAATATCGGCTTCCATCCTAACAGTCCTTTCTTCATCACTACACAGTAAGCCTTGTTTCCTGCTCTCACCACTGGCAAAGTACACCACTGTGTTCCTCCAACCGTCACCATTGACGGAGCCATGTTTAAGCCTATCCTCGATGCTTCCTCACCTTGTTCATAACCTAGTAAATACTTTTGAATCACAGCTGTATCCCAAGCCATGAAGCCTTTACCTGTCCTATCATCACCAGTAAGTCTGGTGTCCATAGTGGCCGGCTCAATACTGGTGTGAACTGTGCCTAGCACATGAGCAAACTCATGCAAGGTAGCCTCAAACATCTTTTCTTGTAGGCGTTTCTTGGTGCGCCAGAATTTAGGAAAGACCTTGTAGAATGTTGTCACCTTACCTGCCCGCCAATACCCCTCATCGCTTTTAATAGGGGCAGCCTCAGCTAAACGCCAAGAGCCAGGATTGTCGTTAAACCTGAACACAATCTGGTCAGGCCACTCTGAATAGTTACCCCAATCAGGTTCTTTATGTCCTGCGTAGTAAAACTCAGTGTTGAACCTAAAGTTAATCAGGTCAATGACAGGCTCAAGTATCTCTTCAAAGTACGGAACCCACTTAGGTTTTAATCCACGCGGGTCTATGTACACTGGCTTGTTAGTGTCAGGCCAACCCTTTGCGCCTTTAAAGCGTCCATAATATTCACAAACTTTAAGCTGTACGCTCATTCTATTCTCCTCCTAATCTGCCGTGATTTTTGTGGTAGCCATTCTCAGACTCCCAAGACTTTCTTATACAACAGGCCTCAAAGAAATCTGGAGTTATACCGAGATGGATTTTCTTCCCGTCTTTAGACCCATAAGCCATCCATTTTTTGTGGCCAAGGCTGAACCAAACCCCTCCCACCCCTGATTTATTATCTAACCTGACCGACTGATTTCTCATATTTTCAGCGGGCTTTACATCTCTAAGGTTGCACCACCTGTTGTCTGTGGGAACTCCGTTAATGTGGTCTATTTGATAGTCAGGAAATTTTCCGGTCATCCACATCCAAGCTATTCTATGCGCTAGATATTGTGTGCGATTTATGCCTATAGTCAGATGCCCCGTTCCTGACAAAGACCCTGCTTCTTTGCCCGCGTAGAGGGAGTTAAAAATATTTCTGCCTCGCTCGTTCTTGCATACTCCTCGCCCTCTCGGACGCCAAGTGAACACCCCTGTATCGGGATTGTAATTAAGCAACCTTCTAACCATATCAATATCTAGTTTAGCCATCCTCATCACTCGCCTCCATAGCCTTGAGAATCTCAATTGCCTCAAGGCATTTCTCTTTTGTGCTGACGTAGGCAGGGTTATGGTTAAACTCCCATGTTTTACCTGCACGCCATTCCCCATATTTAAGAAACGGATACCATTTACTTTGGCTCTCATCAAAAAAATCAGGCTCAAAGTTAGGGTCAACCCTCAAACAGGCATATATTTTCCTGGTTGATCTGCGCTGTAGCTTGTGGGCTTTCTCTGCGAGTTCTTCTGTTGGGAATGCGTTACCAAAGGATTTTCTGGCTTTGTCTATGCTATCATCAGCCCAAACACTTCTGTAGATATCGCCATCGCTACCCATAACCGAATACGTATCACCCGGCTTAAAATCCCACTCCTTCTTAATCGGCAAGACGCGAAACACATCACCGTCCTGTACGATTTCGTGTCCTTCTGGTATCTCAATTGTTTGTTTCATTTCTCCTCCTTTTCTAGTATCAACCATGCTAAGAACAGTATACACCATAACACTATAGAAATCAAGTCTATATACATTGTTTTTACCTATCGTTATTTAAAATAACCCCTATTGACATTTAACAAAATCCATGATATAATATATTACATAGGTAACTTAGTTTAAGTATTCATTAATTACATCATTCGCTTTACTTAGAACCAACGATAACAATTCATCAGTTACTTTAGCTCTTAAAAAGTGAATAGCATTATCTTCATTCAGAGTTAAACCACTAATTACTTCAGCTCTGATGCCTTTATAGGTTAAGTTAAACAGTCTATAAATATCATCAGCAGTGTTAACACTTTCTGAACCAAAGTAATCCGCTATTAACTCTTTGTTTTCATTGAGATAAGAGTAAACAAGATAATCCTTCTCTGCCTGTGTAAGCTTCATAGTATCACAGTCAAAATCCCTGTCCTGTTGAGCTTTACCCAGGAATTGTTCTATTACTACAGTTTCAAAAGATAACATGGCTTCATTGTACCTCGCTATTTCATTGTTGATTGAGTTTATGCAGTCTTTCAAGTAAACATCAGAATATATCATGGTT